CAAACCCATCAAGCCTATTTAGGTTAATGTTGTTGATGTCGATAAATGTCTTGATCGGTAATTTACTCCAGCTATCAATCATAATAATAAATATAAATAAGTGGTATTTGTTACAAAGTTAATAAATGTAGGCTGATGTCATTATTACCAATACTATTGTGTAATGAATAGCAAAATTAAAACATCATTTATTGCCACACCTACATTTTTATAGTATGCCATAACTTAAAGTTTTTTTGAGTTATGGCTAATTAAATCTTGTCCCAAATATATACTAAATTTGCGACAAAAAATTAAATGATCACAAACTTATCTGCAAACTTTAATTTCTTAAATGCCTGATAGGCAATACAGCATGACATCACCCCATCATCATGGAAGCCTACCGGAGCTGAATACTTTATACTCCTGCTCTTGGCTGAGTATTCGTAGGTGAATAAGTCAAACTCTTTTTTAAGCCAATCAATGTCCATCATGCTAAACTCTTTATTTTGGATGGCTACCTGCAATGCCTCGACTGCCTCTTGCTTACTTTTGGATGTGGTCATAAATGGATGAATATCTGAACATATAGCCTTTATCTGTTCAAATATTACATCACCAATTGAGTTCACCTCTATATAAGTTTTTGGTTTGTACTGGTTAAGAATTGGCACCATTGCATCCACAATGGACTGCCATGATGAATGCCTCCACCTATCGCAATAAACCATCTCAGCTCTCTCATTTAGGATGGTAAGCACTGTGTAATCATCGGCCCTGCCTAAGTCAATACCTGCAAAGTATTTGTAAGTTCGTTCCACATTGTCTTTGATGGGGATGTTGCTGAACACTCCCGATCCATTGTCGATAAAGTCAGCAAGGTACTCCTGCCTGAAGATATGCTCAGGTAGTGTTTCCCTTGCTCCATCAATCTCGGATGCCGGAGCCAACCCATCATAAGATGTCATCTTAAATGACTTATATTGTGGATTAACCCCATCCAAATTGAACAGGTTATAAAAATGGTTTTTACCTTTTGGAGTTGAGATCAACAGCACCTTTTTTCCTTTGACCAATACTGTTGCCCTTAATACCTCTGTCCATGCCTTTTCATCAATGAATGCAAATTCATCGCAAACCAAATAATCAAAGGTAAAGCCTCTGATATTGTCATACCTTTCAGCACTAAAAAATTGGATGCTGGAGCCATTGACTTCAATCAATAGCTTCTGAGCATTGGACTTGATAAACGATCCATCAAAGGCTTTGACCATTTCATCAAATACTTTTTCGGATTGTTTATAGACAGGACTCACCCATCCGATCTTTGATCGTGGATTGTTAATTGCCCAATAATAAACTTGATTCATTGCCATAAGTGATTTACCCCACTGTCTGCCAATGTTTAAGATGTAATACTTAAAAGGATCGTTTATGATGCTATCATGTACCCTCTTTTGATTCTGATGGGGACTGTATAGAGTTACCGAAGTTGGCATTGATGTTTGTTAAGTTTATGTCTTGGATCTGTTTGTCAGTCCATCCTAACTTGTTTTTAGCATAGAAAATTCCTTTGCCCTCATTGGCTACAATATCGGCTGCTAAAGCCTTAAACTTGTTGTCTATACTTTTTATAGTGTTACTTTTAATAGGATCTTCAGATAGCAACCACTCATAATAAGTTTTACGAGCAATACTCTCACCCGATAATAATGGCAACCAAATATTTAAAAAATAATCTATTGTTGGAATGTTTCTCTCTCTAACTTTTACAATTTTACCTGAGCCTGTCGCAATCTCTTTTGTCTTAGAAATACATTCATCCATGTATTTGTCAGCCCAACTTGGTAAATTATTTATAAAATCTTCGCTTTTAGCATTCATCAGTTCAAAATTAACACAATTAAACCACAAATAGGTGAATCATAATAACAAACCATTGTATCTGTAAAGTATTTATCGTTCCACTTTAATATCTTAAGCATAAGACAATAGTTTATTACCCTTATATTTTATTATTTTTTAAAATATAAAGAATTATAATATATATATAAATATACTTTACCCTATTACTGTATCACTATTTTTCAATAGTAAACTCCATTCTGTTGGTAAAGATAACTTTTTTTCTAATATATACCCTTTTTTCTTAAAAAATTTTAACCACTCCTCTTCGGACTTAATATTGATATGCCCCCAATCAGCATCCTGTTCCGTTTTATGTGGTGTTGAGCTAAAAAGAATGTAAGTTGGTTTAATGGCTTTAAATAAAGCATTAAGGCCTTTGTCGGTAATATGTTCAGCTACCTCAATAAATAGCATCAGATCGGTTGAAATTGGCTTTTTTACCAATCTTGCACCAATGTGGGGAGCATGTTGTTTTATGTATAGCTGGTGAGCTTCCCAAATCTCAAATGTATAAACATCAAAGTTGGCCCTATGAAAGGCATCTGAATAAACTCCCGTACCGGCTCCATAATCCAAAACAGTTTTAATGTTTGGATAGCCAATAAATTGATCGGCAGTAACTTTGGCTAAGTTTTTAAATCCCTCATTGTGGAAGCCGATGCCCATATCAAGCTCGGCTTGTAAAAATTGTTTATCTGAAATCATTTTGCATAATAATTATAAATTTGTATTCTTTTTTCGTTTACAATGTCGATGTGGTACTTTTTAGATACCAACTGATATAAGTTCTCACCCATCTCAGTAATAAGCTCAGGATGCCTTGTAAGCTTTTTTATGGCATCATACCATCCGGAATGGTTTCTTCGTGGATCGATATAAAAGCCATGATTGGTATTCATGTCATAAAGGTAAGGAATAACAGCTGAACATATCACAGGCTTCTTTTTAAAGCCAGCTTCGATAACTTTAAGCTGAGATTTGCAGTTGTTGAATTTATTATCAACCAAAGGTATCAAAGAAACATCAATGTAATCGTAAAGGATGCCATAGTTGTAAACATCAAGGCCATCCATGACATCATGGGGATACTTGCCATAGTTAGTGAATAGGCCTAACATGGTATGCCAAACAATGTCATCTTTATTAAAGCCACCCATTAAGAGCCTTGCATTGTTGATGTCGGATGAAAATAACTTTTTAAGTCCATTGTTCAATAATAGGATGTCATCAAAGTGATGTATGCCACCGATCCATCCAAAGTCAATAACTTTTTTATTTATTTCTTTTTCTTTGATGGCCCATTGTGGCTGGTCAGGATCAATGGCATTGTAAAGTACCTCAACATTAGGATTTATCTTTTTAATTATCTGAGCAAAATATTCATGTGTTGTGGTAACACATGCAGCATGTTTGATATACTCTTTTAATCTGTTTGGTACATTTTCCTGCTTGTATAGGTTGTACATCAGATGGTTGTGAGTAAGCTCCCAATAATCATCAATGTCAAATATATAAGGTATTTTAAGGGCCTTTAAGCGTTCCAGCTGAGTTGCATCATCTCCAATACCGTGTAAACGATTAAAGATAACAAGATCAACTCTTTGAAGAATACTACTATCAATGTTATCAAGATTATCGGCGGAGCTAATATCAAAGTCAATAGATTGCTTATTAAGGTTATGCATAGGGATTTCAATCCGGTGATGAATGCATCCATTGTTTTTATTTGGTTTTATGAATAGTAATTTTTTCATTGAATGATTTGTCTATCATTATCCACAAATAAGCCTTTAATGTAGGATATATCCTACAAATTAGGTTATTTGGTTGTAGAATTATTAGGTTTTATTCTTGGTCTTTTCTTTTTAGGTTGTGCCATATCAGCTATAAATAGTTCATCCTGTAGTTCCACAGTATCTTTAATTCGTGGCAAGTATGTTTCAAATACTCGCTTGAATAATTCTTTGATGCAATGTGGGCAGTATAGGTCTGTTTTTCTATGACCATAAGCCACAGAGATGGCATCCAGTTCTAAAACAGCAGCAGCTGATCCATTAGGCAAGTAACCATGATTGATGACAAGATCATAAAGGCTACGATGTTTTTCAATGTTTAAAATGGTTTCGT